AGCTTGGCTATTAATAGTACGGATTACTTCACGGTTGATTTCCGCAAGGATTTCAGTCGAAAGAATATTGGCCAGTTCGCTTTCAGCGTCCAGTCCGTGAATTGCTTTCAGATCCTGTGCGAGTTCAAGCGAATATTCTGCTTTCAATGCACGTGTTTTGGCTGACACAGTTGCTTTCTCAATGGTGAAACCCATTTCTTGGAAAGCAGAAGATGGTCCACTACCAGTAGTACCGAGACCTTCACCGTTTGCAGTAGACATACCAGGCTGAACACGCGTGGTGTTTGTTACACGCTCATCGTTCAGAGTAGTTGCAACACCAGCGGTACCATCAGCTGCTGTAAGACCGGAACCATCAGCATTCATGGCGGACGAACCCGAATCGCCAGAGAACTTAGTGTCTGCTTCGTTAAACAGAGCTTCAGTCGATGATGCTAAACCTTTACCGTAACGTGACTTCATTGCAAAGATCAGGCCAGTTGGACCAGTCATTGGCTGAACACCACAGACGTCATATGCCATCATGTTGGGCATTGCACGACGTACGAGAGAGATAAGGATTGGATCCCATTTGTCGATGGAACCAACGCTATTGCCTGGAGCATCTTCGGTTAAATAACCCTGTTGAGCAGAACGTGCTTCTTGCAGTGCTTTTTCTTGGTTTTCAAGAACAACAGCAGTCACAGACTTTCTGTAATTATCTTGGATTTTTCCGGCTGATTCTTCATTCAGAACCGGTGCCCACTTTTCAGTAAGCGACTTGTATGTATTAGACATTATTTGTCTCCTTAAGAATTATTTCTGATTGCAGTTAGGTAATGATCCATACGTGCTGTAGTTTCTACTGTTTCAACATCGTCATCCTCAACAGACTCAGTAAGTGCAGTCATTCCGACGGCCTGAGGTGTTTCAGTGATAGGTGTATCAGAAAAGTAAGATTCAACAAGTGTTTCTACTTTACCAGCAAAAGCTTCATTGGATTCAAAATCAATTGATTCTGCAAGCTTTTCGAGTTTATCGGCTTGAGTTCCAGCAAGGCCTCTAGAAGCTTCAGCAATAATTGCATGACGCTCGAGTGATTCCATATTGGATCTCATTTCAAGAATGGTAGCTGTCTCATCATTGAGTTTAGCTTCCAGGGCTTCAATTTGCTCTGAAAGATCATCAACTAGATCTACTTTGGATTCTGGAACTTCGATATAAGATTCAGTGAACAAGTCTTTCAAATTGCCCATAAATGTTTCTGCAATCTCAGTTCTAAGACCGGACTCTACAGCCAATCTATTTTCTTCCATCCATGTTTCAACAACGTAGTTTAAGTAACTATCTACCTTTTCAACAAGCTCTTCACGGGCTTCTTGAACAGCTTCAGAGATTTCAGAGGTATATTGCTCTTCTAGCTCTTCTACTTTTTCGGCGATTAAGGTTGCAGTGACAAGTTCCATGTCTGCGGCTTGTTCCATAATTTTGGAATTAACAGCAGCTTCAAAGATTGTAGCAGCTTTACTTCTGAAGTCTTCTGAAAGAGTTGCTTCGGATTCAACCAAAGCTTCCAGATCGGCATCAAAGTTATATTCTACTAATTCTTCATCAGACTCGTCTAAATCCAAATCTCCACCAAAGGCTTCTTGATACAATGTATTAATAACATCAGCAGGCAATGATGCCAACTTAGTCATATTTTCCATTTGTACTTTAACCATTGGATCAGCACCAGCGTTTCCACCTGTCTTTGGCGGAGTTGCTTTTGGACCTTTACCTTTTTTAGCTTCGGCTGCTGGGTCGACGTCTTTACCAGTACCTGATTTAAGGGTACTATCGACTTTTACAGCTGCGGCCACGCCTTTTGTCTTCGGCGGACTAGCTTCGTTTACAACTTCCGTTGCTTCATCGAGCTCGTCATCCTGTTCGTAATTTTGATCAGTCATGTTTGACTCCTCTATTATTTGAGCAACGAGAGGAAATTTTTAAACTCACGAGTTTGCACTTCATACAAATTCGCTTTAGGAGCCTTCTTAATTTCAGTCTCAATTTTTTCAATGTCTCGAGCTTCTATCACACCATTGTTCCATATCCAGTCGACCCCCTCCATAATGCCATTAACGAAAGCTTCTGGGGCGGATGGATCTTGAACAATGTCAACCGTTGCTAACATAAAATCATCTTTTACATAGTTGGTTCCATTACGATTCTCTAGACTTCCCATACCACGAGTTGATACACCTAGTTGTACGCCACCATCGAGTAAACCTTTAACGATCTGCCCCATTGGAGTGTCTAATATAAGTGCCTTACCCATCACATTATTACCTGACCATGTCAGCTCAGTAATACGATGGGATACTTTGTCTAAGTTTACAGTGGGACCATCTGGATGGTTTAACTCACCGACTGCTCTCTTAGGAATTACTTGTTCTTTGTTATACTTATCTATAGCTTTTTCCATAATAGCTTTTGGATAAATCCTACCATTACGGTTCTTGCTTTCTGCTTGAGCAAAAATACCTTTGATTACATGATTCTTTCCGCCAGCATCAGTAGCTTCGGTCATGTAAGATATTTCTTGATCTTGGTATTCTGCTATTAATTTCATCTTATCCTCCAAGATAACCCACTGGTGTCAACTTCATAGTTGCAGCAGCAGCAAATATTTTTTCTGATGAGTTTTTATTTAAATACATTTCTTGGCCTGGAGCGATAGTACAAGTTCCAATAGTTACTCCAGCTGCTGTACAGCGAGTAACTACAAGATTAGTTGATGCAGCATTGAACGCACGAACGCATTTGGCACTAGAGATATTAGTCGCCGTGCCGTGAGCTGTTGCTGCACTTATTTGCGGTCCCATTAGAGTAACCATTGTCATATTATCTTCCTTTAATAATGTTGTGCCCACGCTCAACAAGACCTGATACTTTTTCAGCTGCTTCAACATGATCAACTTTGTAAAAAATACCCTTTTGTTGGCGCGCCAAGCTTTCGCCTGGGTTTACTTTACCTGATAGACCGGTATGTAGTGCAGCAATCATCTTATGGTCGCTACTCTTTTCTGTGTCCCCTACAAATCCATGTATATTCGCAAGACCTATGTGAAACTTGGATAATTCAGTATGATGATTGCTAAGAGCATTCAGATGTTTCTGTGCTTTTTCGCTATGCATGCCTTCACTATTTTTATACTTACTATGAATTTTCTTAATAGCGTCTGTATGCTCTTTATACACCGATACATGAGAACTGCTTACATCTTTGTCTTCTCTTATATTCTGTAATAAGGAAGCATATGTTGTAAGTCGGTTTTCATTATTATTACTAAACATTTGCTACTTCCCTTTATACTGCTTAATGAATTCTTTAGCCATATCAATAGCTTCTTTTTCATTTGGATACGTATCTAATTCATCACCGTCTATTAGGGTCTTATATTTGTTAAACGCAAGTTTCTGAATAACAACTTTCTTTTTACCGATAGTCATTTTCTTAGAAACCATAACGGCTTCTTTTAAATTCGTGTTTAACTCTTTAAACCTAAGCATCTACTTCTTCCTGTGAGCCAAAAATCTTTGATGCAACACCAACTCTAGTTTGATCAATTGCATCCCTAAGCCTATTATTTATCTCACCTGCAAAAGCACTTTGTGCAGCTGCATAATTTTCATCACCAATACTAGAAACAATACTCTCAACTGGATTCACTTCTGGATCCTCATCAACTTCATCATCGCTAGTGTCACTGACATCATCAGGTAGTTCCATAGTCTCATCTTCAATATCAAAATCGTCTTCCATATTATTCTCCACTTGCATTTTATTATATTTATACTTATTAATCTTTTAACTATCTTTTTATTAGGATTTATGTGTTATAGTTAAATTATTGCTGCTGAGGGTCTTCTTTTTGTCCTGGCTGAGGTTGAGGTCCTGCCTGAGCTTGAACTTGATCAGCCTCTTTCTCTGCATCATTTTGAGCAATTTCAACTTCTTTATCTAAATCCTTTATCTCTTCTTCACTTAATTTTAGGACAGTTTTCATAATCCATTGTTTAGTGAAATACTCTCCAACATATGGATTAACCATATCAAGTGTACCGAGTCTTTCTTTTAGAATTTCAGTGTCTTTAAGTTCAGAGAAATGATTGTCCCTATGGTAATCAATTTTAATATCTCTTTCCCATTTCTTCCAATCAGCTTCTGTAATAACTCTTTTAAGTATAAGCTGCTTTTGAAGAATCCTAAGGAATAGTTGTCCAAAACGGTTACGTAATCTATCAATGAACTTTTGAAATTTTACTTCATCTCTACCAATTTCTGTTGATCTACCAATAGAGAATCCATTATTTTCTTGATCTAGTCTTTGTACCGGCACATTAAGAGATTTGTACAAACGTTTTTGGAAATAAATGATGTCATCAATTTGACCTAAGTTATCACCTCCAGGCAAACTAGAAATTTCAGTACTTCTATTGCCTTCTCTACGAGGGAGCCAAAAGTCTTCCAACATTGACATGTGTTTTCTGTCATCACGTAAGTCACCTGTATTAGCATCATATACTAATTTATTACGGTACTTAGACATAATGTTTTTCATATATTCTTCGGCTTTACCCTTTGGTAAGTTACCCACATCAATATAAAAAATTCTTCTTTCAGGCGCTCGAGCAAGTCTGTAAATGACAAGTGAGTCTTCCATCATTCTTAATTGATTTACTGGTTTAATAGCTTTTTGTAGATGTGAAAGAATCTTCTTCCTACTTTCATCTAACAAACCGGATGTAATATAACTAATAGAATCTTCAGTAAACTTTACAGCTTGTCTATGCTGACCAGGAGCTTCTTGATATACATAATACTCTTTTACATTGTCAATAATCTCAGCGTTAGTCGCTGGATCTTTTTTCTTCTTAATTTCTTTTACTTTTCTCATTTTAGGAGAGTCAATATAACGGATATCTTGAATACCCTGTTTTTCATTATTACCATCAATAATGAGGTGGTGATAGATTTTTCCATCTATATACCACCTTCTAAAAATATCATGGCCATCTTCAGCAAAATTTAACATTCTTAAAATGTTAGAGAATTCTTCAGTAATCTGTTCTTTAATATTTTCACTAGCTTCAATATCATCTAATACGATACTTACACCAGGAGCGTCTTCGTCTATTACAATCGCTTCATTAACAATATCTTCAATTGCTGCATCACATTCAGGATGCATTGAAACACCACGGTATTTCATTACTAATTGATAATTGTCTTTAGCGCCAGAGCCATCAATATCAACGTATTGGCCAAAGTATCCAGCACCCATTCCACCCGCGGATTGTGTTACATACCCAGCGCCGTCATCATCTCTTGCCGCGACAACGGATTGTAGCTTCTCATCTTTATCTTTCGAACCACTTCTTTTAATTTCAAATCCGAAAAGCTTTATTGAATTATCTGCCATAATTAATCCCTTAAAATATGTAGTGGAGGGGAGAATTATTCCCCCCTCTACCTTATCAATTAGTACTATTTATAACCTATTAAGTAGTAACTTTCGCACCAGCAGCTTCGCCACCAGCATAACTCTCCCAATATTGCACGGAAAAGTCTACGCTAAATTCTTCAATAGTATCATTAGCACTATAACCTAATGCAATCGCCGAAACACCAGTTGGGAAACAACCTCTAAACTTATATGTATAAAGAATAGATTCGTTCTTATCAAGTTGATCAACAGTAAGATCTGCCTGATAATCCAATGGAGAAGTAACACCAGTATTTGATTGGTGTGCATTCATTGAATTCATCCAAACTTCCATACTCCGTCTTACTTCAAAGTTAGTGTCATTGATTACATTTACTGACCACGGTTCAAATGAACGATCTCCTGCTACATATAGCTGTCTTCCTCTATATGCAACTGGAACTGCGTTTACATTTGATGCCGGTAGATTACCAGCATTACACATAAATGATGTCAGTTCGACATCACCTGTCATAATCCGTGGATAAGCAAGTGTGATTTTAAACAGGTTCGGACGTGCGCCACCACCTGATAGTTTAGCTTTAAATTGGTCTACACCTAAAATTGCCATTTTATTCTCCTATCCCTTTATGTTGCCGAACCAACAACTTCTTCAAACGAAACGCCGGTGCGAACTGCAACGAAGTTAAGAGTGATGAAGTTAATGGACCGTGCTGGTTTAATAAAGAGACTTGCTACGAACTGATTCGTATCAATAATCGAGGCGGTGTTATTAGTTTCATCAGCTACTAGCCTGAAATCTGTTATACCTCTTCGACCTTTTATATCTCTTAAAAGTGGTTCTACAATATTTACGAATTCAGCTCTCGTAAATTCATCGTTGAATTCGAATAGAATATTTTTAGCAGCTTCTGCAATGGCTCTTTCGATAACCAAGAAGAGTCTACGAACATTGATTCTATCAAATGCTGATGGCCTATTTAAGTGTGTCTTATCACCAAACAATAAGATACCGTTTCCAGGCAAATTAGTTACTGGATTGATACCTGCTCTATAAAGCTGATCTCTCTGAGATTTATTAGGTGAATAAGCCAAAGCCGTAACACCAAAATACTGACCTCTTCGTGTGCCTGCAGGAGATACCCAAGGAGCGAAGTTATTATCAGTAGCAGCACATAAACCAGCAGTAGATGAAGAAGCTGGAATAAAGATATATTTATCGTTGTACTTATCATATACTTTTAAGAAGTTATTATCTACGGCGAGATACGAGCTTCTTGTTAAGTTTTTCAAACCAGATAATGTGGTTGCAGTTGCTGTGGCAGGAGTATTAACCACACCAGCTCTTTGTGGAGAAGCAAATACCATACAGTCTTTACGTTTTGTTGCTGCAATAGATGTTAGATGATTTACTAATGTGACATGATTAGTTGCAGTGACTAAGCTTGGCGCAATTAAGAAGTCAATCAAATATTGTGCTGTATCATCTACAGTGTTATAAGCAGTCATATAATCAGCAACCGCTAGTGCGCTACCTGCTGTTCCGCCACCAAGTGTTGCAGAAAGAACACCCGACTTGCCAGTCTGACTCATACCTATTCTTGCTCCACTAACTGCTGGACTACCAGCACCTTTCAGGCGCATTGCGACAGGCATATCAATCATTCGAACATATTGTGATCTATTGTTAATAACATCTGTTAAGAAGTTGTTCGTACCATCGGCGTTTTGAGCACCTTTAGCTTGAGAAACAAATGGATATGTTTCAACAACTGACCCTTTAGTTCCGGAGATCTCTCCGGTTGTATCAATTACTACTACATGGCATTCATCATGTACACCACCGATGTTAGCAGTATGAGAAGATGTACCTGGAGCAGCATCAAAGTTATTAGCATATGCCCAGTTAGTAAAGTCAGAATCTAATTCTAGACCGACTGATGCAGCACTGTCTCCACCGACACCGCATATTTCAACCTTAAGGCTATTACCAAGAAGTCCTGGAAATTTACCAACAAATGTATGACCATCTGAGTCTAAGCCTGACCGCAGATTATCAAATTCTGCGTTATTTAAAATTGAAGGACTTGTTCTAGCATTGGGTTCGCCAACAGCAACACCGACTTGTGTTACAGTAGAAACTCCAGTGCCTGCAAGAGAAGCTACAGTTAATACTAAATCGTTAACGCCAGTTACACCAGATAATCGTGCACCTAAAATAGTGAAGGTATCACCAACTGCATAGCCTGAACCTGCAGAGGAAACTGTGGTTGTATAAATTTCGTCATCTACTGCTATCGAGAATGTCGCACCCGACCGTCCTGCGGAGGGTGATACTGTGTATTTTGATGCTGCAATCGCGATAGTCTGTGATGCTACTTCACCGCCTCCTGCTGCAAATGAGTTTGATGGCCCAGTTGCAGAGTTGTTACCTGCTCTAATTACGTAGAGATCACTTGAATATCTAAGATAATAAGATGCGCTGTGGAAGTCAATAGTATTCGTATCATCGGGTGATCCAAATGATGCTACTAAAGTTCCTTCGTTGTTTAC